ATTCAGTCGTATTTATTGGATAATTTTTTAAAGTCTTCTTTAAATCATCTACCAATAAATTACTTGCTCTCAAAATTCCGATAACAGCCTTAAATTCATTATTCATTCGCATACTCCTATTTTGTATAATTCTACACAATTATCTCGAATATGAGATAATTGTACTAAATTAAATATATCTTGTCAAAAAAATAAAATCAAAAGACATCTAGAGATAATTCTCTAAATGCCTTTCTTGAATTATTCTGCAAATTGACTTTGATATAATTCTGAATAAAATCCTTTTTGAGCTAAGGAATCTAAAAATGGCGTATGAGTGCGATAATTAGGAATCTGTGTATTTTTATTCATTACCCCAAAATATTCAGCTCCCATACCTTCTAATATAATAAGCACTATATTAGGCTTTTCAGTTACATTATTGTGATATTGTTTGATAGGTTTGATATACTGCTGAATATATTCACCAGTTGTAAATTTAAATTCTTTAAACCCTTTGTTTTTACCCATAGTACGCAAGATCGTAAAAGGCGTATTCAGTAACACATTCACTTGAGAAATATCTCGTGCATATTTGCTGGCATCCATCACTGTAAGAGGTATCACCCCTGCTTTGAAAGAGAAACCACGTATACCGAAAATAAGTGTAGGTGCTAAAAGTACTAATACTATTATTGAAGTAATGAAATAAGGTTTCTTCTTTGTTATTCTTTTCGTTATTTACTGTAGGTCTTATACTATCTCTATTTGTTGTAAGAATATTATAAGCGGACAAAGAACCATCTGAAGTTTTACTTCTAGAAATTTCTTCATAAGCTCCTCGTAAATCGTCAAAAATATAAGCAACTTCTTTAGCACTATTACCAAAAGCCGTTAAATCTCCAGATTCTAAAATATTTTGATATTTTTTACTATCTACACTTTGCGTAAACGAAAGCATTGCTTTAGCAAATGTAGGACTACCTTTTACATTTAACCCCTGATCTCCACGAGTATTTATAAGATACGTCATAATACCTAACATATCTTGAGTATATCTACCGTTTTTAGGATCGTATAGAGCTTCTTTAAACTCTTGTTTTTCTTTATCGGACATGGCAGAAGTTACTCCGTTTATAAATCTACCTAACTTACCTGCAACGACTTCTTTATCTTTGTATATAGGTGTATTTAAAGCCTTCTTTATTCCTCTATAATGCCCTATATCAGCGTTATAACCTACTCCTCTACCCGGTATATCTTGAACTTTGTCTTTATCTACGTATAATTGTCTTTAAGGCTTTCGACTTTATCTACTTTACCTATCGTTACCATATAGTTCGTTACTTTAAATTTCTTTAAAGCGTAGTTTAAATTTACTATTATTTTGTTGATTTTCTCGGCATCTTCTTTATCGTCAAACCAATATACTAGATTTCCCTCATTGGCATCAAAACTAACATTTTTTGCCTCATAAAGCACGTTTGGGATTTGTCTGATCTCATCGATGCTTAAGGCTTGATTATACGCTTTTTTTCGCGACGGACGGATATGTAGTATAGATTTTTTATCTGCGGCTATAAAACTATCGGCTAACTCTATGCCCGCAATCTCAAAGATCCTTTTTGAAACATAAGCATCTATCTTTCCGAGCTGAAACGCTTTTATAGGGCTTGTCTTATCTTGCTTTACTAAAAGCTCATCCACGGCTTCATCTAACCCCTTTTGCCAAACGTATAAATTCCTATCCCGTTCGTAGTTTTTTAGATCGTTTTTTACTATATTTTTTAGTTCGCCGCTTAAATTTGCGGCCTTTTTTGCTAGCACGCTATCTAGGCTTTGAGGGCTTTTGCCCGGATTATACGCCCAGTCCTTGCTCGCTACGTTTAGGGGCGTGCCGGCATAGGGCTTAAATCCGTAGCTTTCCATCTCGCTTTGGGTTAGTACTTGCACCTGACACCTACATCCCCAGTCGTTTGGCGGGTAGTTTTTCTCCCAAAATTTATGCGTTTTTGGTAGGATCATACCGTGCAGCTTAGCGTGACCCGGCCTTGTGCGGCGATCTAGTACGGCCTTATAACGGAAATATTCGCCCGCACTACTCATCTGGCTTTCATATCTTGCCTTTGCTACGCTTACTCGCATGTTGGTCTCAAAAATCCGTTTAAGCCGCCTAGAGCCGACGTAAATTTGCTTTGTTTCTCCGGTTTTTGGATTTGTTACGCTTACGTCTCCTAGCCAGCCTTTCTTTGCAAGCATAGGCTTTACGCTCTTTTTCCACTCGTCAAACCCGACGCCCTCTTTAAAAGCCTTGGTGAGCGAAGCCTGCGTGTCTTTAAGAAGATCCAAATTTATCATCTTTGCGACGGTAAAAGCCTTTTTATGCGCATCATGCATGATCTCGTCGTAATCGAAATGGATCTCCGGCTTTTTGCTCTTTAAATATTCATAAACCGCCGTAGGTTCCTGTAAAAAAGATATATTCATTTTTAAATCAATCCTGCTCGTCTCGCTTTGCCTAGCGTTGTTGATTTTTAAATTTCAATACTCACATACTACATGTATGCTGCACTTGAAATTTAAAAATAGCCTAGCTATGCCGTGTGATACTTCGCGATTTCCTTTCCTTATTTTTACTCATCTAGATATCCTAACATCTGGGCATTTGCTACGGCTTTAAACATTAGTGGTTCGAGCCTCTCAAATGGCAAATCATAAAGCTCGTAAAGCTTATCGAAAGCCTCTTCGTAAGTCTCACTACTTGCGATTAGTTTGTTTAAGGCCGCTTCTATCTCGCCGTCTTCTATATCCATCTCGTCCGTGGCTTTATCAAATCTATCTAAAGCCTTTAAAGAGCCTTTTAAAGCCGTTAAATTAGCTTTATTAGCCTTTAAATTTCGGTCTTTTTCTTGCGCTTGCTCGTTATCGTCCAGCTCGATATTATATGCAGAGGTTATGTATTTTTTCGTAGGCGTGAAGCCCATATCGTATAGCGTCTTGTCTCTTGCGGCGCGCTCGGTATTAGGAGCGTCTTCGTCGAATAGTTTGGCGTAAAGCTCGCCGTTATAGCCGTTGATCTCCTTAAAAAAGCTTATGGCCTTGTTCATGACAAAGACTAAAATTTTGCCGTCGTTTGCGGCCAGATCCTCTCTAATCTCGTTATGCGTCTTCGCTGCGGCATAGCTTCCCTCTTTTACGTCGCTAGTCAAATTTGCGCCTAAAATAGCCTTGCTGATTTGATTGTCGAGGTATGCGGGAAGTCTCGTAAAATCTACGTTTGAGGTAGGCTGCACGAGGGTGATCTCCTCGTCCGTGTCTATGACCGCGCTATCGCCGCTAAGCATAGCTTGCACCTCCGCAGCCATTTCGTCGGGCTCGTAGCTAGTTTTTGCTATCGCCCAGGGCGATCCGAATTTTTCTAAAAACCTAAACCAAAACTTCAAGCTGGCGTTTTTCATTTTGACGGGGAAATACAGCTTTTTAAGTAGCCCGTCTCCGTATACTTTTCTAAAATTCGCTCTGTTTAATGCATATATAACTTTTAAAGGTGGAATACTCTGTTCGCTTCCGCCGGCGCTAAACACAAACTCGCTCGCGTCGTTAAATTTAAACTGCCTAAAATCGCGCTGCACGAGTCTTGGGTATACAAGCCCTTCTTTTTCTTTGTAGTTAACCTCGAATACGTTTAACCCGTAAAGATAGGTCTCTAAAATTTGGCTGACGACGTCGGGGTTAAAAATCTTTTTAAATTCGTCCTTAATTTTTTCATCGTCGCAAACGATTTGGATCTCTTTTTTCTCGGTCACGGACTTGCGGCTCACGTCGCACTGCGTAACAGTAAGATCGGCTAGTATCATATCCATATCGTCGTCGCCGACGCTTGAAACTCCCGTATTTATCAGCAAATCTATCAGGGTACCGTTTTGAGGGATGAGAGCCGCTTTCTTGCGCTGCGGCTGCTCGGATTTATTTTTAAATAATTTGTCAAATATCATCTAGTGCGCCTTTTTACTTTCTTTTTTAGCTTTGTTAAGTCGTATGCGCCCGCCAAGCTGTCGGGCGCATCGTCGTGCTTGGCTTCGGGGTACTCCGTAAGCTGCTCGATAAGCAGGCTTTGGCTTTGATGAAAGAGTATTTCGCCGTCTTCTATAGGCACCTCAAGCTCCTCTATTCTTTGCCCTTTGCTTGCGGTATTATTCACGCCTTTTAAGGGTAGTTTAGCACCTATCTCAAAGGCCTTTTCTCTTATCCAGCCTCTAAAAAACTCCTGCCCGCCGTTGCTCTCTATCGCGCAAACGCGGCATTTGTAGAGCTGATTAAGCCTAATGATCTCTTTGATGGTCTTTTTGGTCTTCATGACCTCTACTATACTCTCTGCTACGTAGATCTTGGCTTCTGCCTTGCTCACTCCTAGCACCGTTATGGCCGTATAATCGCTCTTTTTCTTTTCGCCTGCGGGGTCGATATACATCACGAAGTAATCGCACCTCGGAAGCTCGCGGTAAAAATGCATACTCTCTTTGGTGAAAATTTGAGTCTCGCTACGCGGATCGTTTTGCTGCTCTTTGTTAAAAGATTTCAAATTTTCGGCGCGCTTTTGCATGAGCTTTAGGATAGGTAGCGCATCGTCCCAAAGCACCCGAGAACCCTCATCCATAAGGACTTTGTTTTTTAGATAAAACGTTTCGCTAGCCTCTTTGGATATATTTTTATAAAGCTCTGCCCATCTCTCCCACAGATCCATTCGCTTTGGGAAATTTATGATGCTTTGATATTTCTTGGCATTCCAAAATTTAAGCTTGAGCTTCCTAGCTAAAACGCTATCTGCATGAAGTACGGTGCCTATATAAAGCACGTCGAGGCTACCGTCTACGCTGCCCAAATTTAAAACCGCTTCGTCTAGCCACTCCTCGAGCTTGTCGCGCTGCTCTTTACTGCGCACGTTGGTGTCGTTTTCTAGGTCGTCTAGGACTACTAGATCGGGGCGATAAACGCCGAATTTTACGCCGCGCAGTCTTTTACCCGAACCAAACGCCTTAAGCTTGACTCCGTTTTTGGATACGAACTCGCCTATCTTCCAATTTTTGCTTGCGCCGCAAACGTGCGGGAAGTCCATTTTTAAATTTGCATTATCCTCAAGCTCGGCTTTTATCGCCTCCAAGCACCCCTCGACTAACTCCACGGCGTCTGAAATTTCGACGATGAAGCGCTTCTTGCTGAAGCAAATACACCAAAGCGGAAGAAGCTGCGAACAGTGCGTGGTCTTTGCATGACCGCGCGGCGCGGCGCGGGCGTATTTGTCTCCGCTTGCGTTTTGCGTCATGGCTTCAAAAATCTGCGCTAGATCCTCGTGAAGCGCGCAAGAGCTACTAATGCTAAAATAGTGCGGGAAATAAGTCCTTGCAAAAAACATAAAATCGCGCTCGGCGCGTTTTACTCTTGTGGCCCTATCTTTTGGCGACAGAGGACTATTTAGATGTATCTGCTCTTTTAGCTCGCCGCTAAGCTCCTCCAGCCAGCCGTAAAAGTCTTTACGCGTAAGCTTGCTAAGCTCGGGCTCTACGGCGCCGGCTTGCTTGTGTGTTTCTCTACTGTCTTCTAGGAAGCTATCTAACTCATCTCTTGAAAAAAGCATGCGTCATCCTAAACGTCGAGCTCTTCGATAGCTTTGACGAATTTCTCGCTCTCGATGAGCTCGACTAACTTCTTGATACACTCTTTATTCTCGTCGTCTTTAAATTTATCGACTACCAGCATAATGACCTTTTTGGCGATGCTTAAGCGGTATGCTGCCGGATTTTCGTAGCTTGCAACTTTGGTCATCTTAACGAAGCTGTCGCCTATCTTTGAAAGCGCCTCAGCCTTTTTGCCTGCGGGCAGTTCGCTCTCTCTTATATCTTTTACTGCCAGGCGCATCTCTTCGATAAAGTTTTGATAGATATTTTGCTTATCTTCGCCGCTTTTATTTAGATAGCTTGCTGCTTTTAGTTCGTCCCAGTCGCCGTTTTGAGATTTGTAGTTTTTTATGGTTTTTACGGTTTTATTTAAAATTTCGGCTATGCGCTCAAGGCTGAAGCCTTTTAGATAAAGCTCCTTAGCAAGCTCTTTTATATTTGGTTTCTCAGCCATTTAGATCCTTTAAGTCCATTTTTTTCTCGCTGTGCCTAAACGCTCTTATACCGAGCTTGGGCGCGCTATCGTCTTCTATTTGGCTCGGAAGCTTCTTGCTAGCCATCTTCAAAAGCAGGGCGTCCATCTTTTCTATCTGCTCATTCAGCGCCTCTTTGGGGAAGTTATTGCGCTTTTTGAGCTCGATAATAGTCAAATTTACGCCGATGTCTTTTAATAGCGGCGTAGGGTTTTGCGGAAGTTTGATAAAAGAGGAGATATAAGCCAAGGCATCGTTTACGCTATCGTCTATGACGCTTTGATTAACGGCGCCGCTTCCTTCAAAGTCGCTGAGCTCTTGCAGCTCTCTAGTAGAAACTTCTTTTAGTAGATCCTCGTTTGTTAAAACCATTATTTTGTCTCCAAATATTTTAAACCTTTTGACCGTATTCGTTATTGGCTTTTAGCGAGCGTTAAAAGCGCGTTAAAACGTTTAAAATATTTTTTTAGTATATTCGGTCGTTTTTTAATTTAAAAGGGCTCTAAGCCCTTTTAAATTACATTTTTAGCTCGATTATCGAGTCAAGCCTATTGCAGATCGGAAGCGGTCTGCTTTCGCTAACAATGCCCCAGCCCATACCTTTGTCGAGCACCTCCGGAGCCGCAGCGAAGAATTTCGTCGGAGCCTTTCCGATGGCAGACGTATGGTTTGCTCTCGTATAAACTACCTCAAAGATGTCGTCCATCAAAGGCACTACTACGCCTTTTTTGCCGCTCATGTAGCTCGTATCTCTGCCTTTCGTGTTTTTGTACGAGGCATCGTAAGGCATAAAGGTCTTGCCGAAAAGTTTAAGAGTTAAAACTCCGTTACTGTCGACGACTTCGCAGGATTTTAGCTTTAGAAGCTCCTGGGCTTCAGCCAGTTTAAGCAGCTCGCTAAAAAGCTCTCTCGTTACTAGCGCGATATACGGCTTTGCAACGCCTAATACCTCTTTTTGAGCGGCCTCGATATCGCTTAGCAAATCCAATAACTTGGTCGCATTCGTGATAGTTATCTCTTTTCTATTTGCGCTAAGCTCAAACAACACTTTTCCTTTGCCGTCCATTACCTTGCCGAAAATAGCGCCTATGGCCATATACTCTACCGTATTAGTGATATTGCTTTTTTGGCTAGCTAGTTTTTTGCCGATAGCCGCGGACAATGATTTAAGCTGCTCGCTTTGAGTATTGAGCGTTCTTAGCAAATTCATCTCGCTAGCCGGGAGCGTATCATACTGCGGGAAGCGAGGAAGCGGTACGGAGATGATAGTTTGGTCGGGATTTTTCGTCACCAAGTGCTCTCCGTTTTCGCTAACGCTTTCAAGGATTACGCCCGCGCCTTTTTCGATGATAATGTTATGGGTATTGGAAAGTGTCGGAGTCCATTTTTTGAAAAACGTATCCGTTATGAAACTTTGATCGGTCTTAGTCTGATTTATGATCTCAGTCATCGCCTCGACCGTAAATTTTTTTAAAAGTTCATCCATTTTTATCTCCTTATCTCACTATAATTTTTTGTTTGAATAGTGCGGTTTTTAGCTCCGCGGCGGCGCCTTCCAGCATTACCTCGCCAAGCACCAGCACGTCTGCGTCCCCTGTGGCCTCTACGTTGTCGCAAAGCACGCCAAATACCGCCTGGGCGTTTGCGATGGTCGTAGTTTGGTTGTCGCTAGTTACGGCCGCAAAACTCTCGCCGCCGTTAATACTAAACAGCACGGCTCCGCACTCTAGGGCCTTAGTGGTCTCTACTTTGGCGTTAATGCCGAGCACCTTGTTTACGACCACGTCTCCGATGGTCTTTGGCTTTTTTTGTTCGTTAGGCATTTCATTCTCCTCCTAATGCAAATTTAACGACGTCTATTTCTGCGTCCGATCGGCTTTTGTTGGCAAACATATCGTTACTCGGTATGCTCGTTTTTTGTTGCGGCGGCATAACGCCTTTTAAAAACTCGTTAAAGCCGTTTAAATCGGCTTTTGCGTAGCTAAGCGCCCACTGCTTTTGGCTTTCTTGAAGCTTGTTTGCAATAATGGCTCCGTCTACCGCGCTTTGAGCTAGTTGCTCTTTTAGCGCAGCAACCTCTTGTTTAGAGGCGTCAAGCTGATTTTTAAGCTCGACTATCTGAGCCTCATAGTTCGCGCCGTTTTGCGTAGTAGCTTGAGCCTGCGGCTCGCCTTTTGGATTTTTCGCATCATCCATGTTCGTCTCCTTTGTGAAATTTTTATTCGCTCTTACTTCTCCGAGTTCGTCTAAAAACGGCTTATTGGTTAGCGCCGCGGAGTGCAA